GAAATAATAGAAGTTCGTAAGGTGTTTAGACGTAGTGTAGGTAGTAGATTAGGCGGCAGTGCAGACGGTGGTAGTTTATTTGAACCATTTAACTTAGCATATACAAATACATATTTGTTAGCAGGTAGCGGAATTGGCGGTCTTGCAACATATGATTTCTTTGCACAACAGCAAGAACTTGTTGGACGTATGTTTGGTAGTTTTCTAGAATTTACTTGGAATACAAGTAATAAAAAGTTTACGCTTTTACAACGTCCGAGAGCCAACGAAGAAGTGTTGTTATGGTGCTATAACTACCGTCCAGATTTTGAGTTGCTAAAAGATTACAAAGCCAATCAATGGATCAAAGATTACACATTGGCTAACTGCAAATACATGTTAGGCGAAGCACGTAGTAAATTTTCAACCATTGCAGGACCTGGTGGCGGCACTACACTTAATGGTGATACACTTAAATCTGAAGCCCAGCAAGAGATAGAAAAACTAGATAAAGATTTAGATTTAGCAGTAGCAGGCGGAATAGGTTACGGTTTCTTAATAGGTTGACAATCTTTTTATATTATTGTATTATAAAAATAAAAAGAGGTTGTAATGGAATTACCTAAATTACTTGTAATTGGTCACGGTAGGCATGGTAAAGATACCGTTTGTGAATACCTACGAGACAAGTATAATTTTACATTTGAAAGTAGTAGTAAATTTTGTAGTAAACTTTTTATATTTGAAATGTTAAAAGACAAGTACGGATATAAAGACGAAGAAGAGTGTTATAACGACAGGCATAACCATCGTGCCGAATGGTATAATGCTATATGTGAATATAATAAAGACGATCCTGCTAGATTAGGTAAAGCAATTTTTTCTGAACACTCTATATATTGTGGTCTGCGTAACAAATTAGAATATTTTGAAATGGCAAAACAAAATGTTTTTGATTTTGTAATATGGGTAGATAGAAGCAAACACCTGCCTCTTGAATCTAAAGATAGTATGAGCCTTGCAGAACACATTGCAGATTTTGTAATAGATAATAACGGTTCTTTAGACGAATTGTATCTTGCTGTTGACGAAGTTGTTGAAGAAATCATTATAAGATAGTTTTTCTCCTTCAAAACCCCTATTTTCTCCGCTGATCAGCTAAATAATAGTAGGAAGTACTATCCATAGGAGAAAATAAAAATGGCATTAACATCACCAGGTGTACAGGTTTCGGTAATTGACGAGAGTTTTTACACTCCAGCTGAACCAGGCACAACACCAATAATTTTTGTTGCTACTGAACAAAATAAACTAAATGGTAGCGGCACTGGTATAGCACCAGGTACATTAGCAGAAAACGCAGGTAAAGTTTACCTTATTACATCACAACGTGACTTAGTAGAAACTTTTGGAGATCCAAAATTTATTACTGATGTAAACGGAAATGTAGTACAAGGTGGCGAGCAAAACGAATACGGACTTCAAGCTGCTTATAGTTTCTTAGGCGTAAGCAATAGTGCATATGTTGTAAGAGCAGATGCAGATCTAGGAGCACTGAATGCAAGCTCAACTGCTACAACTGCTGATCCAGATGATGGCACATGGTGGTTAGACACACAACTTTCAAAATATGGTATTTTTGAATGGGATAGTTCAGCCGTAACAACAGAAACAGGACAAACATTTGTTGCAAAAACACCACGCATTATCACTAGTGTTTCTGAACTAGCAGATAGCGGAGATGCAACAAGCGCACCTAACACAGGTATTGGTGCAAAAGGTGAATATGCAATTGTTGCAACAACATCAACAATTAAATTATATTATAAAACAAACGACAATACATGGGTAATTGTCGGTAGCGAAGATTGGACAGGCGCTGTTCCAACCGTTACAGGAACAAACACCGTAAGTAACACATCATTTACAATCGGTAGTACTTTCGTAATTAACCCAACAAGCGCAAGTGCAGAGAGTACTGAAATTACCTTTAGTACAGGTTCAGCTACACTTGCACAAGTAGTTGCAGACATTAATACAGCAATGTCAGGAACTGGAGTTAGTGCTGAAATTAGAGACAATAAAATAGTACTTCTAAATGACGGATCTGTTAGCGATGTTATTCAAGTAGTAGATGGTGTTAATCAACCGCTTTCAACAGCAGGTATTACAGAAGGCTTCTATTATGCTCCTAAAGTACAAATAAGCAAACACACTGATGTTCCTGCTTATAAGTCAGGAGATACAAACCCTCGCCCAACTGGTAGTATTTGGCTTAAAACTACTTCTCCAAATGCAGGTGCAGATTGGAAAGTTAAGCAGTTTAATGCAGATACAGCTCTTTGGGGAGCAGTTGATGCACCTGTGTATGCAACTAACAATAGTGCATTATACAACTTAGATCGTTCAGGTGGCGGCGCAAACCTAAGTGCAGGAGCAGTTTATATTCAAAGTAATGCTGCCGAAGATACAGATCCACTAGGGCAATTTAGACCATTTGTTAGACGTGCAGCAGGTACTACAAGTGTAACAAGTAACAAAGTTTCTACACAACTTACTAATAGTCAAAGTTATTCATTTACACTATCAGAAACAATTGTCGGTCAAGAAGCAATGACATCAGCAGCAACGGTAACATTCACTGCCGCAAGGAGTAGTGCAGATGCAGCCACAATTGCAAGTGCAATTAACGCAGCAGGTTTAGTAAATGTATCAGCAAGTTATGATAGTCAAAACAGACTTGTAATTACACACAGAGTCGGCGGCGATATACGTATCGATGATACAGACGGAGCACTTAACTTAATTGGTTATAGTCCATATGATGTAACAGATAGCACAGGAACACTTAACTTATATGATCAGCCTGGTACATCAGGTGCAGGTACCTGGGTAGCAACATTATGGCAACCACTAGTTTATACAGCAAGTGCTAATGCACCAACTGCATTAGCAGCTGATGGCGCACTATGGTACAGCAGTGTAGTTGACGAAGTAGATATAATGGTACACAACGGTACTAAATGGGTCGGCATACTACATACTGATTCACAATATTACAATGCAGATAGTACATTAGCACCTGATCCAGAAGGTCCTATTGTTAGTGCGACAGAACCAGAAAACGGTGATCGTTCAGATGGCGGCAACTTAGTAACAGGTGATATTTGGATTAGCACAGCAGATATTGACAACTATCCAGGAATTTACATGTACAATGCAGTATTAGGATCATGGGTAGCAATTGATACATCAGATCAAACAACTGAAAATGGTATACTATTTGCAGATGCTCGCTGGAGCGATGCAGGTTCTGATAGCGATGCAGCAGATATAGTAGATCTATTAGTAAGTGACTTTGTAGACTTTGACGCACCAGATCCGGCACTATATCCAAAAGGTATGCTACTATGGAACACACGTAGAAGCGGATTTAACGTAAAGCGTTTTGAGCGTAACTACGTAGATGTAACCGCGGACAACGAGCGTTATGGCGATGCAAGTATGGCAGCATACTATCCACACCGTTGGGTAACTGCTTCAACAAATAATGCAGATGGCTCAGGTAGCTTTGGACGTAATGCACAACGTAAAGTTGTAATTAATTCACTACAAGCACTAGTGTCAGCTAACCAAGATATCCGTGATGACGAGACACGCACATTTAACTTAATTGCTTGCCCAGGTTATCCAGAATTAATTGGTGAAATGATCACTCTAAACTTTGACAGAGGCTTAACAGCATTTGTTGTAGGTGATTCGCCAATGCGTTTAACACCAGATGCAACTAGCTTAGGCAATTGGGCATCAAATGTTAATGTTGCTGTAGAAGACAACGATGACGGTTTAGTAAGCAGAGACGAATACATGGGTGTATATTATCCAAGTGGTTACACAAGTGATAACTTAGGAAACAATGTTGTTGTTCCAGCTTCACACATGGTACTACGCACATTTGCACTTAATGACCAAGTTGCTTATCCATGGTTTGCACCAGCAGGTACAAGACGTGGTGGTGTAACTAACGCTTCAAGTGTTGGATACATCAATAGCGAAGGTGAATTTGTTTCAACTGCACTAAACGAAGGACAAAGAGACATTCTTTACACTAACAATGTTAACCCAATTACATTCCTAAACGGTGCAGGATTGGTAATCTTTGGACAAAAAACTCGTGCAAGGAATGCAAGTGCATTGGATAGAGTTAACGTTGCAAGACTAGTTGTATATCTACGTAGTCAACTTTCAAAACTTGCAAAACCATATCTATTTGAACCAAATGATAAAATTACACGTGATGAAATCAAACAAGCAGTGGAAACACTAATGATTGAACTTGTTGGACTTAGAGCACTTTATGACTTCTTAGTTGTATGTGACGAAACAAACAACACTCCTGCAAGAATTGATAGAAACGAGCTATATGTAGATATTGCAATCGAACCAGTAAAAGCAATTGAATTTATTTACATTCCGCTACGTATTAAAAACACAGGAGAGATTGCAGGTCTTTAAAAAATTGGGGTCGGCAAAAGTCGACCCTAAATAGATAAATACTTGTGTATTAAGGAGAACATATATGTCAATCTCAACATTAACAAAGATTTCAGTGCCATTAGCAAGCGATAGTAGCGCAAGCAACCAAACATTGCTAATGCCAAAACTACAATATCGTTTCCGTGTCACACTAGAAAACTTTGGTGTTTCAGCAGAAACAAATGAATTAACAAAACAAGTTGTAGAAGCAACAAGACCTACACTTAGTTTTGAAACAATGCCACTAGACATTTATAACTCAAAAGTTTACCTTGCTGGTAAACACACTTGGGATACCGTAACATTATCGTTACGTGACGATGTTACAGGTAAAGTACAAAAACTAGTTGGCGAACAATTACAGAAGCAATTTGATTTCTTTGAGCAATCAAGTGCAGCATCAGGTTTAGATTATAAATTTACACAAA